GACAAAGTACGATATTTTTACGGCTGGAGGCTATGCACTTTTGGGAAGTAAGTCATTATACCCTAAATTTGTAGAAATGAATGAACAAGCTTCTAAAATTGATAGTGATTTATTTGGTACTTTTGATTACTTTTGATTATTAAAATATGAACGAATATACTGTACTTTGGCCTAGGGATGATATCGATCCTAAAAAAAAGAATAACAACTGGTTATCTCAAGTTGGCCGTGCCATTTTTTATCGTTATGAAAATAACAAAACGTACTATAGTCGACATGACCTTGCTCGTTTATTTGAAATAAAAAATTATTCCGAAGGAAGACAAAGTCCTCAGAAATATATTGATATGTGGGCTAGCCGTGGTGATGAGAAAACCAAGGGTGCGAATACGGGTTTGAATATGGCCAATGCTCGTGGTAAGCGTAAAGGATATGCAAATATTGACTTTACTCCATTCTCTATGGCTCCTGAGATCAAGAGAATTATCATGTCTGTATTAGGCACAGAGAATCAGAGAATACAAGTAGACTCTATTAATCCAGACGCTCGCAATCAAAGAGCATTGAAGAAGTACCAATTATATATTAAGAGTAAGTTAGATCCTATCTTAAGAAAAATAGGTAAACCTCAAGTATCTGAGAATGAGTTTGTTCCTGAAAATATTACTGAATTAGAGCTATACGAAACTCTTGGTGGCTTTAAATTAAACTTTGAGATTGGCATAGAGAAGCTTGCTGAGTTCGGTTTAAAAAATAGTGATTGGACAAAAATTGAGCGTCAGCTTAAGGATGATGCTATGAACTTTGGATTTGTTGTAGTTAAGGATTATACTGATCCTGATACAGGGATGGCAAAGGTTAAGTATATTGACGTTACTAAATTTGTTTGCGCTTGGACCGATGAGAGCCAAGGTGATAATAGTCCTTTTGGAGGTCACTTCCAAAAATATAGTTTACCAGAAGTCCGTAAGATTCTCCTTCAAAACGGATACTCAGAGGACGAGACTGAAGGTCTTGTATCAAAGATTGCTAAGTGGTCTTATGACACAGTTTATGCTAACGATAGATATGGTTGGTCTTGGTACTCTCAAAGAGACACCATTACAGACCGTATGCGTTACGATGATTTCTTTGTTGACGTTCTTGAGTTTGAATACATTTCTAAAGACAGTAATTTCTTTAAGAAAAGATATAGAGATGGAAGCGTTCAGTTCTATAAGGATATGTTTGGAGATGTTGTAAATACAGATAAGAAGAAAACGGTAGTCGTTGACGGCCATTTTATATACGAAGGTTATTTCTTACCCGGTGCCAATGTAACGGTGGGTGGTAAGCAAAAGAACATGAAAAGAGTTAATAAGCAAAAGCCTCAACTCTCTTATCGTTTCCTTAGAATACCTGGTAAATCTATTACAGAAACGGCAATGCCTATCTACGACTCAATGCAAATCAATCACCTTAAATTGCAAGCTGCTAAATTAGCTGCTGCTCCTAAGGGTATTGCAATTGATGTTGGAGCGTTAAATATTAACAGCATTGCTGGTACAATGTTCACCCCATTTGATCTTGTTCAAGTTTACTCACAGACGGGTAATTTCTTCTATAAGTCTTCTATCTTAGGCGGCAAGGTAAACACTTCTCGCTCATTTGAAGAATTAGAGGGTGGTATCGGTAAGCAATTAGCGGAATGGATTACAGCTTATCAGCACGATGTTGAGAAATTATTACAGATCACAGGTATCACTCCAACAATGGCAGGATCTCCTGCAAAGGGTGATAAGCTTGTTGGTATTGCAGAACTTGAGGTTGAGGCTACTAATAACTCTCTATGGCCTTTACAACAAGGTATTGAGCAGTTAAAGATTAAAGCCTCTGAGAATATTATTCTTCGCGCCTTAACTACAATGAGATATGACAAAGCTACACGAGATTACTATAGCGGTGTATTCGGTCAAGCCTCTGTAGATGCTATGATGACAGGAGCAGAAATGACTCTTGACGAGTTAGGTCTTTCTCTTTCAAATAAAGTTTCTCAAACTCAGAAGTTTAAAATTATGGAAGCGGCAGAAACTGCGCTTAAGGTAGGTCGTAATGGCATGCCTGAGATTGAACTTGCTGACTATACTATGATCATTGAAATGTTGGAGAAAGGTAGAATCAAAGAGGCTACATGGTACTTAAATTATAAGTCAGCTAAGAAGAGAAAGTATAATGATGAGATGGCGGCCCAAAATCAACAGGCACAATCACAATCATTAATTGACTTAGAGAGAGCTAAACTTGATAATGAATTGGCTAAAATTGATGCTAAGAAAAACGCTACAATTGAGCAAGAGACTGCTCTCTCTCAACTTAGAATACAGGAAATGCAAGCTATGCAGGCTGCTAAGACAGAGGGTAATCTTGCCGAGTTAAAGACAGAAGCATTTCTTCAAGAGCAAACCGGAGCTGAGATAACTGGCTCGATGAGAAAAAAGTAAAATAAACACACACAAATAATACACATATGGAAAATGAAACAAAAGCTACCAGCATCTTTGATGCATTGGGGGTAAAGGATGAACACAAAGCTGATTTAGGAAGTACACCTGAATTTGTTGCAGGAACAGTTGGTAATGAAGGCGATGGATCTGTTGCTCCGGCAGCAGAAGAGGCTACATTTAGAGCGTCTGATCTAAAAGCTATATTTGGAGATTTTGAATCAATCGATTCTATCAAAGAGAAGTACATGACCATTGAGGAGCGTGCTAAAAAGTTTGATGAGTTTGAGCCTTACATCTCAGAGAGAGAGACTTTATTTAGTCAATTGGAATCTCCTTTTGCTAATGAGAAATTGGCAAACTTAAATGCCTTTATTAAAAGCACCGGAATCAATGATTTAGATGTGGCTGATAAATTTGTGGGAAAGACCGCATCAGATATGCGTGAGACTCCTATTCAAACTATGGCACTTGCTGAGGTGATTAAGGATCCGTCTCTCTTACAAGATATGACCTTTGAAGAGATTTGCGAGACCATTGCAGAGGAAAATAATACCTATGTAAATGCCTCTAGTGAAGACATTCCTAAGACAATGAAAATGAAATTAGGAAAAAACATCTCTATAGTTGAAGAAAAATTAAATAATATTGGTGAGAATAAAGATTTTATTGCATCTTTGCGAGAACAAATTAACACTCAAAAAGATGGGGTTAATAAGTTAGTTGGTGATTGGAAGCCTATAGTAACAGAGGCATCAAAGATTAGCGAACTTGACATTGAGATTGATGGTTTAAAAGTAAAGACTTCGGTGTCGGAGGAAACTAGAACCTTAATCAATCAAGAGGTCATGGGAATTATTTCTGCGAACCCTTTACCTGCCAATGAACAAAATATGGATGCTATAAATATGTACATCCGCACACGTGCTGAGGCACTTGAGGCGAAGAATGTATATAAAGCTTTAATAACCGCTGTGAGAGGGGAGGCCCAAGAAGCAGCACTTAAAGAGTTCCATAATGGATCAGAGGTGGTAAAACACGAGAAACCTGACGCTAAGTCTGACAAGTCTCAATTACAAAGGTACTTCGAGTCACAACAATAAAACGTGATTTATAAATTTTAAACATTTACTACAATGGCAAATACATTTGCTCCTGTTTCGGGTGAAGGTTTAAATGGCGGTCTATTATCGTTATTTGATGCTTCATACACAAGTGGACTTTTGGTTCCACACTATTTACGTACCTTAAAAAACAAGTACGGTGACAACGGTCTTTCTGACTTCCAACTTTTGATGGGATTAGGAATGAAGCGTGGTGTTCAAAACATCACTGGATGGCACTGGGAGAAAGGTTTCTATGATGCTGCTGTAAGCGGTACTGTACAATCATCTCCAACTAGCAACCAAGCTGTTATTCGTGTTGAAGGTGAGACAATCAATAGCGTTGACATCAACTTGATTTATTCAAAAGTTGGTCAAGTAGTTATGATTGCTACTGAAGCTACACTTCCTTTGGCTCGTGTATCTGCTGTTACTAAAGTTCCATCTTCTGATGACTACTATGTTACTTTAGACGCTGTTGTTTCTGGATCTCTTTCTGTATTAGTAGCTGCTGAAGTTCACACAATTATCGTTGTGGGTTCTGCATGGGCTGAAGGTTCTGATCAACCAACTTCATCTCAGTCTTTCTGGACTAAGTACAACTGGCAGACTCAAATCTTCAAAGAGACTTACGAATTGACTGGTACTCAAAAAACTAACGCTCCTCAATTCATGGAAGTTGAGTATGGTGATGGTCGTACTAAGAAGATGAACGGTTTCTTCTACGAAGGTCAAGACGAAGCTGAATATCGTTTGATCAAGCAAATTGCTTTATCAATGATCTTCGGTCAAGCTCAAACTAACTCTGCTGTTCCACAAACTTTCTCTGGTCTTGATACCGAGATTGGTTCAAGAGGATACACTGCTGAGATTGGTTCTGCTGCTGGATCTTTTGGTGTTGATGACTTGCGTACTATTGCTACTGAGATGTCTAAGCGTTATTCTAGTAACTTGTTCTTGACTTGGTTGACTCAAGAGTTATACTCTGAACTTAACGAAGATGCAAACTCAACTGGTTACTTCGGAAATGCTAACGTAAACGCATTGAACTCTTCAGTTGCTGACGTATTCTTCGGTGGTAACATGAGCGATGTTGAAGCATTAACTGGTACACTTTCATTCCAAGGTTTGATTGTAGATGGTTACAACTTCATGTTGAAGCAAGCTCGTTTCATGCAAGATCCAACTACTTTAGCTGCTAGCGGAGTAAGCGATTCTTTACGCAGACGTGGATGGGTTATTCCATTGAACAAGATGGCTGATGCTGAAGGTGTTCTTCGCAACCGTATCGAGTTAGTTTACAAGGAAATGAACGGATATAGCCGCTTCATGGAGATCACTGACGATGGACGTGCTTCTGCTCGTAAGATTGGACCAAGTGACGTTGCTAAACTTTACTTGTCTTCTGATATTGGATTTGACTTCTTCGTATTGGAGCAATTCACTAAACTTAGCCCGGTAACTCCAGCGTAAGTTTTAAATTAAATATAAAAAGGGGAGGCGAGTTTCTCCCTCCCTTTTTTTTCTTTTTCAACACACAAAAACACAAAATAAAAATATACACATATGCTATTTATAGACAGTGAAAAATTCTCATTAGGTACAGAGGAGATAAATCAATTAAAGTCTGTATTTCCAGATTTCATGTTGAAAAACAGAGCTGTAAGACTTGCCCATAATGGAGACGCAATAAGAAAATTGCAAACTAATAATCCAGGTATGCCATTTGTTTTTTCAAAACCTAGGCACGGTATGCTATTATTCCATAATTTTGTAGATCAAGAGACTGGCGAACAAAGAGAAGTTCGTTACAGTGATGGTCCTCCACGATTTAAATCAGATGGCAGAAAATCATTTCCTGCTAAGTCATTACCATTAGATTCAAATTTCGTATTTGATCCTAAAAAAGATAAAGAATTGCTTTGGTTTGTATACAACTTCAGTGGTCTTTTTGGTAATGGACTAAAAGGAAAACCTAATTCTCCTTATAAATTCATGATGCCAGAAAGAGAAGCTACAGAACGTGCAAACTCTCAAATGGCAGAAGCTCGTGCTAAAGTAGCAATTGCAAACTTAACAAAAGAGCAGTTAGTTGCCTTTGCTAAGAATGATATAGTTGTTAATGCTGATGACACGAAAGAAGTTATTGTTTCACGTATCTACACCATTATGGACAAGAACGCTGAATACCGCAACTATGTAATTGACACTCTAACTCCTCCTCAAAACAATGAGATTCTTGAGATTATCGAGAAGGCGTGGAACTTAGATCGTTTAATCCCAAGCATGGATGGTACACAGACAATCTTGATTGCGAATGGCAAAGAAATAACTCTTGCAGATCTTCCAGTAGATGATAAGCAAGGATTGGCTGACTTCCTATCTAAGGACAAAAAAGCCTTAAACCTTGTTAAGAAGGCGATTATCTAAGAATATTTCGTAAAAATCTGAAATGGGGTACTGTTTGTACCCTATTTTTTTTTATCTTCGTGGTATAATTCGTAATAAAAAAATGGCTACTACATTACACTTTAATATAACCACCAAAAAGGTAAAGGTTGATCAAACAGTTTCTCAAGACTTATATGGTATTATTACCGGCCCATCGGGTGTTGCTTTTGTAACTAAAAACGCAATAGGTCTTGAACTTATAGTTAATGACACTGAATCGCCTTATTTTAATCTTCCTCTTGATACTTCGAACAATATTGTATACGGGACGTACACCTTAAAGTACGGAACTGAGGTTATTAATCCTAATAACCCTGCGACATACCATTCTGTTTCATTTACATATTTAGGTGCCGAAACTTTAACGGCATGCTTTACTGTAGAGCATAATTGTGATTACTACCCAACAGGTTTAATTTCAGCAACTGACTCTACTTATTACGGAGATAATTCAGGAACAGCTAAAAGTCCTGAGATTCTTTCTCGCACTATATCTTTATTCTACCCTGAAGGTTTAGTAAATCCAACTCCTGCTGTTAACCCAGCTATAGGTGATCAATCTCCAATTACTACCGGAAATTATACCTTAACAGTAGATACTCTTGCTACAGGAATGTGGACAGCTATCATGGATGTTGAACTTTTATATATTCAAGATGACGATTTAGTTATTGAGTATCAATTAAAGAAGACGTTAAATCATAATGTAGCTTGTGTAGGTCAATTATGCTCAATTAACAAGTGTATTGACGGCATGACTCAAGCGTTTAATTCTGATGTTGCTTGTGGCGTTACTACCCCTCGTTACGCAAAGCAATTGACTTTAATGAACTCTTACTTCTCTCAATATCAAATGGAGAGAGCTTGTGGCAATACAGCTAAAGCAAACGAGTACTTAAACTTAATGAACGAATTAGTAGGAGGTGAATCTTCTTGCGGTTGTTCAGGATCAGGATCTTGTTCAGGATCTTGCGACTCTTCTTGCTCTTGTGATTCTTGTGGAGATGATAATACTCCACGTTGGATTAACACTCCGGGATCTACAACCCTATCTGTTTTAGAGCAGATGCAGGGGGAGATTGATAATATTAATGCTCTTCTTAGCAGCTTAGATGTGGCTCAAATAAACGCGGATATTTTAGCCTTGCAGGGTGATGTCGATACTCTTCAAGAAGAGGTTGATGCTGTAACTACATTAAACGTAGATAACAATCTTACTGCTAGTAATACAACAATGGCAAATACTGATTTAACATTAGCCTATGGGGTGAATGTTATAACAACAGCTACAGCTACAGATTATGCTTGTAAACTACCTACACCAGTTACAGGTAAAAGCTTGTACGTAATTAACAAGTCTAATATGACTGTATTGTTATTTCCTTCAATGGTTGGAGGTCAAATTAATAACAATGCAATAGATGCTCCTGCTAGTATTCCTCCTGACGGAAGCCCTTACATATTTATATGTACAGAAAATCCTCTTCCGGGAGAATGGACTTGGAATCCTGCCACAGTTGCTCAGTATGACAGCGGTGCAATTACTGTTACAAATACCGGGACAATAGGTACCGGAGTTATAAGTGCCGCAGATAGTACTCAGTATGTAATAGGAACCGGTTTTTATACAAATACAAATTGGTCTAATAACGGAGCATTTAAACCTAAATATCCAACACTTATTGTTGATAATGTCCCAGGTCAAATAGGCATTGGTTTTCAACCACCTCTGCCTTGGAATAGCATTATAAGAGTTAAAGTTTATACAAACATCTCATCTACAAGTTTAAGTAATTTTAAATGGGGTATTGCATCAACCATGTCAATAAACGCTTACTTGCCCGGGACAACTACATTTGATGATTACGATCCAATAAACTCATACTCAGCAAGTGTTTTAGGAGATTTTGGAACTGTAAATCAAACTGTTCCGGGAGCTACTTTAGCTTATCACGAACTCACAACAAATATTGGTGACCCGGGAACTGCTTGGGGTGAGCTTTCTTACGCTACATCTCCAATTTCACAAGGTGGTATTTCTACTATAGGAACAAAGTATATAGGAATAGCTCCAAGTGGAAATGATTACTATTCAACACAGTATATTAATTTCTGTTTACAACCAAGAATTAATAACTTGGCAGGATTGAAATTCCGTTTCCTTATTGAATACTCATAACTAATAAAGCATGACACTAGACGTAATATACGAACAGGTTTATCTAAAACTAGGAAAGGATGCCTACGGTAACGTAGTTACTCCTGATAGCTTTAATAAGGCATTGAGCTACTCTAATATTGAGAAGCTGAATGACTTCTTAGTTGTCCTAGAGCAGGATGAGGAGATGATTGATAACCTACGTCCTTTTGTTATTACGCTTGGTGATAGCTCTTCATCTCCAGTCTACTTAGACGAATATGGATATGCCGTTCTTCCTTCAGATTACGTAAGATACGTTCAGAGTAGCCGGATGGATTACACGAACAATACAACCGGATCTACGGAGGTGTACAGGCACATTGAAATGTTGAGTAATAAAGAATTTTCTTATAGACTTAGCACCTCTCTTTACTCTCCAACAACTAGCAGACCTATTGCTACAATACAGAATGAGAAATTATTAGTGAGACCAAGAAATATTAATGATATTAGTTTTACCTATATCAGAATGCCACTTACTCCTAATTACGATTACGACTTTAGTGATATTACTTTTTTACCTGTGTACCTTCCACCAGGAACAGATCATGGTGATTTACCTGATACTACAGTTCGCCCAGGCTTTACGGTAGGTGATCCAAGTGAGAGCGTTGAGTTAGAGTGGACAGAAGATGTTCATGATGATATCATTAATATTATTTATAAATTCTTTGCTATTAATCTTAAGGATTTAAGCAGCTTGCAGACTATAGAAATTGAAAAAGGTAGACCATAATGACTAAGAGAGACCTCATAGACTTAATACAGGAGCGTTTAGCTAGCGGTGATGTCCCTAACGATATCATGGGCCGTTATAAGTATCAGACAGTGTCTGCTCTTATTGCCATTGTATATCAAGAAGCGGCCACGGCTGACAACTCAGTACTTGGCACCATGGTTTTACCATATGACCTGACTGTGACTTGTGAGAACGGTAAGTATTTCAGTATGCTTACTGCTGCTCCTGCGTATGGTCCTATGAGTGTGAAGTACGCTACAGATTCTTGTGGCAATACGTACTATTCTCGTCAAAGCGATGATCAGAATTTATTCTTAAGTAGAATTAAAAACATGTCTAAGCCTGAGTTCTATGTGCGTGGGAAGAAATTGATATGGACTTGTAACCCGGATTTTGATACTACTACTGTTTACATGGTTCCTAACTTCTTAGACATGGACGATAATGAGGAAGCGGTAATGCCTAGCTCTATTTCTGCTATTCTAACTCGTGTTATTGAATTAGTTAGAGGAACTGATACTCGTCCTGAGGAAGTTATTAACAATTCAAGTGAAGATAACACTCCTAAACAAACTAATTACGCTCAATAATGGAAGGTACTCCTGTAAAAAATATAGAATACGTAATTCAATCCTCTCTTAACCGTGTTAAGGGACAGACTACTGAGATCCCTCGCTTAGAGCAGATCGGGATAGAATGGATGAGTGAGGTTGTTAGAGGCACTACAGCGT